ACCTCTACGTCTACCGCATGACCATGACCAACGAGGACGGCGACGTGGTGGAGTATCCGCCCGATTTCGTCCGCTACCGCTGCAAGCAGATGGGCGTCAAGTGCGTACCGGTTCTTTGGAAGGGATATATTCCGGAAACGCCGAAGCGTTATTCGTCCAACGAAGATGGTCTTACCTTCCGCGAAGAAGAGTGCAGCGCCGGTGAATACATCAAAGAGATTGCAGAGCGATTCTACGACGGCGCTGATCCGGTCGGCAAGACACACGTTCGCGAGGGCGTTGTCGTCCGCATCGTGGATCGCCCGAAGTTCGCGGCGTACAAAATCAAGAATTTCTCCTTTAAGGTTCTGGAGGGGTTGGCGAAGGACGTCGCCGCCGCGCCGGACATGGAGGAGGCGCAGGAGCTTGTCACGGAAAGCGGTGAGGAATCGTGACGGAGCTTGAGCATGATGCCGTAATCATGGCGCGGCTGCGCGAACACCTCGATGCCGTAAAAGACAAGCATCCCGAATACGTCGGCATTTTCCTGCAAGGCTCGCAGAATTACAAGCTGGACTATGAGGGAAGCGATGTCGACTCCAAACTCATCGTCCTTCCGACATTCGAGGACTTCGTTCTCAACCGCAAGCCGCACAGCTATACGCACATCATGGAGAACGACGAGCACGTTGACGTCAAGGACATTCGCCTTATGTATGACTGCTTCCGCAAGCAGAATATCAACTTCGTCGAGATCCTGTTCACGAAGTACCGCATCCTAAATCCGAAGTACGAGGCGCTTTTCAAGCCGGTTCTGGATGCGCGCGAGCGCATCGGCCATTACAACGACTTCGCCGCGCTCAACTGCATGGTCGGCATGGCGCTCGAAAAGCAGAAAGCTCTCTGTCATCCGTATCCGGCGACGATGGATAAGATCAAGAAATTCGGCTACGATCCCAAGCAGCTCCATCATATCCTCCGTCTGGAGGAATTTATGGATCGCTGGATGGACGGCGTTCCATACGAGGACTGCCTGATCTCCAAACGTGCCGACTGGCTGCTCGACGTCAAGGTGAACGGAGCGAAGGACGAGAGCACGGCCGTTGTGCTTGCCAATGATGCGGTCGGCAGGATGACGCTCGTTAAGGACTCGTATATGGATTTCCACACGCCGAAAATCGACCGTGGCGTTGATGAAATCCTCAACGCAACTCTTGTCGACCTGTTCAAAAAGAACTTTCTCAGTGAAATTCAAAACGAAAAGGAGTAACGCCATGAACATCGTATTTGTCCAGCATTTCGGAAGCCCGAAGGAATACTGCTTTTCCGTCCCCGATCACCTGACCGGCGTTGTCAAGCGCGGGATGCGCGTGATGTGCAAGACCGCGCGCGGCGAGGAAATCGGCATCGTCAAGACCGGCGTGATCACCGGCGACGGCGCGGCGGACATCGCCAAGCTCCACGGAGCGCATTTCCCGCTCGCCGAGATCGACGCTGCGTATGCCAGCATCCCGATGGACGGAATCAAGATCCCCGCTCGGATGCAGGACACCATTCCCGCGACCGAGAAGATCACACAGCGCATCGAAGAGTACAAAAAGGATCATGCTTTCCATACGGGCGTCGCGCTCAACAGCGCCGGCGAGTTGGTCGACGGCTACTCCGCTTACCTCGTCGCCAGGATGCTCGGTCTAAAGTATATCCCCGTCTACACGCGCTACTACTTCGACAACGGCGGCGATGATGAGGGGAGCAAGAGCTGATGGCGCAGGTATTTTACATGATGGTCGGTTTGCCTGGAAGCGGCAAGACGACGATGGCGCGCTCAATCGACGACTCTCTCCCGTTTGCGCCGAAACTCTGTATCCATTCGAGCGACGCGATCCGTCTGGAGGTTTTGGGAGACGAGAACGACCAGACGCAGCAGGAGCTTGTTTTCGATACGCTTCACAAGCGCGTTTTTGAAGACCTCCGCGCCGGTAACGATGTCGTTTACGACGCGACGAACATCAGCTACAAGCATCGCCGCTCTTTTCTCCACCGCCTGCGCGGTCTGCATATCGCGGATTTGCGAACGGTCTGTGTTTTCATGGCAACGCCATATGAAACGTGTCTCGCATACAATCGGAGCCGCGAGCGCGTCGTGCCGGAGAGCGTGATCGCCGATATGTACCGCAGATTTGACGTCCCGATGATGGCGGAGGGATGGGACGAGATCGAGGTCTACGGTGTTCCCGGTTACGTCGATGGTTGCATCGACGAAAAACTATGCGCACTCTCCAACATTGCGCACGACAATCCGCACCACACGCTGACCATCGGGCAGCACTGCTTGGCGGCGTGGGGTTATATGGTCGAACAGTATCCGAAAGCGGACGTCGTTCTTCTCCGCGCGGCGCTGCTGCACGACATCGGCAAGGAACGCACCAAGGCGTTCATCGACAGCCACGGCGCGCCGTGCGAAACAGCGCACTACTACAATCACGAGCGAATCGGCGCATACGAGAGCTTCTGCTACACCGGCGATCTTTCGCCGGAGGACGCGCTGATGGTGGCGCTATTGATCCGCTGGCACATGGCTCCGTTCGTCGTCACGAAGTCCGACCATCCGCCGAAGACGGAGGCAAAGTTCAAGGGCTTGCTCGGCGAGGAAGTCTGGCAGCAGATCATGGTGCTGAACAACTGCGACCGTCACGCGCACTGAGCGCGTATCAAAAACCATAAGCACGACATAAATTTATAGGAGGTTTTCAACATGGTTCACTACATCAGGCTGAGGAACAAGCGTTTGCGCGCCGGCATGGAGTTCGGTCGTCACGCGAAGGGCTGGAAGAAGCCCAAGGACTATATCGGCAAGCGCAAGACGCGCCGCCGCATGGCGAAGAAGAGCCGCCAGCGCAATGCGGCGAAACTGAAAGGAAGGAGCTAATACCAATCGCGTTTGGTGTATGCCAAACAAATTTACCTTTTCGATCAAGCCCATCAAGGAGTTGCTTGATCGGCGCGTTGTGGGGGGGGTAGTCGTTGATCCGTTTGCGAATGACAGCAAAATCGGAACCGTAACGAACGACATCAATCCCGCCTGCGACACCACATACCACATGGATGCGCTGGATTTTCTGAAAATGTTTGACAGCGAATCCGTTGACTGCGTGCTCTACGATCCGCCGTATTCGACGCGGCAGGTATCGGAGTCCTACAAGGGCTTCGGATATGAGGTCACGCAAGAGACCACGCAGGCTTCGTGGCGCGCGAAACACCTTGACGAGATCGCTCGCATCTTGAAAAAGGACGGCATCGCGATCTGTTTCGGGTGGAACAGCAACGGAGTCGGCAAAAAGCGCGGTTTCGAGATGGAGGAGGTGCTGCTTGTCCCGCACGGCGGCAGCAAAAACGACACCATCGTAACCGTGGAACGAAAAACAATCTGACGAAAGGATTACTTATGAAATACAAGACTGCCCTGTTTTGTGAGTTCGACAAGTGCGCCGCAACGAGCTACGCCGCGATTCACGGCGTTGATCCGGCGCTGAACATCGGCGACATCACCAAGGCCGATGAAAAGGCCGTACCGGATTTCAACACCATGTTCGGCGGCAGCCCTTGTCAGGACTTCTCTATCGCGGGCAAACAGGGGGGGGGCTGCGTGGACTTGTAAAACCTGCGGTCACACCTATAACCCGTTAGAAGCTCACTACACCAAGCGCGACAAATGCCCGAAGTGCGGCTCGACCGACATCGAGAAAACCCGCTCTTCTCTCTTGGTGGAATGGCTCCGGTTCCTGCGCGAGAAAAAGCCGCGCTTCGCGATCTATGAGAACGTCAAGAACATCACCGGCTCCCGCTTCCGCGACACGTTCAACATGTTCGTGCGCGAGCTGGAAGAGTACGGCTATAACGTCTACTGGCGCGTTCTCAACGCGAAGCACTACGGCATCCCGCAGAATCGCGAGCGCGTTTACTGCGTCATTGTCCGCAAGGATCTGGACAACGGCAAGTTCAAGTTTCCCGATCCTGTCCCGCTCAAAGCGACTTTGAGCGAAATGCTGGAGGACGACGTTGACGAAAAGTATTATCTCTCCGACGAAAAGGTCGCCGAGATGATCGAATCGTCCGATTTCGCCCCCCCGTCCCGTAACATCAGTCACGCCGTCCGCACAGGTGGACGCGGATCGACCGATCGCCACACATGGGATTTGCTCTCCGTCGAAGACGGGCGCAAAGCTCAGCAAGAAGGGCGAGCGGTTTGAAGGATACTCTGATGTATCCTTGGCTCTCCTCGCGAGAGATTATAAGGGATTCGGAAATCAGCAGATGACAGGAGTGATTGAAACAAATGGGAAAGAAAGCGATTGCGTGCATCGCACAGCCCATTGACCGTGCCTACAACCTGCATGGGGGGGGCGTCGCGAACACCTTGAGTTTTTCTCAGAACCGATTTCGTATGCGATCCGCGCGCAGGTAGCGCCGCTGGTCGCGGAATGGGAACAAGATAATGCCGAACAAAATGATCTATCCGGCGGCGATACGCGGTCGGTATGACAGTGGGGGGGGTATCGTACAACACCTCGAACCACGACCAGACCTTTGCACGAACACCATAACGTGCGTGCAGAAAGACAATGTGCTGCTCGTCTATGACGAGCCGGAGGACGCGGATGGACAAATTCCAGATTGAACGGTTTACCCCCCCCCTATCGTATTGCATCGACGCAAATTACTACAAGGGGACTACGGTGGAGCAGTTCATTCAAAAGAGACGGAGGCAGTTAGTAATGAATATGCAAAACTTTCGCGTGCGCAAGCTGACGCAGCGCGAGTGCTGGCGCTTGATGGGCTTCTGCGACGACCAGTTCGACAGAGCGAGGAAAGCGATGAACGAAAAAATCTACAACGGCAACGATAAGTGCGGCTCGCAGCTCTATAAGCAGGCCGGCAACAGTATTGTGGTCGACGTGCTCGAACACATCATGGAAAACCTCTACGACGCCATGCCGTATCTGTTTGACGATATGGTGGTCGGCTCGTTCTTCTCCGGCATCGGCGCTTTCGAGGCTGCGCTGACGCGCTTCGATCCGATGAACGGCGAAAAGCAGACCGGAGTGCCGGCGGAAGACGTTGAGCTGCGTCAGCTCGGTTACATCAACAACTACAATGGCGACGCGAATCGTATCTACGATGGCAGCACGATCTCCCGTGCGCTCAAGGCTGAGGCTGGTGGGGGGGGGTGCGAAAACCGGATGGTACAGCGTGCCGAAGCGTGACGATACTGGACGTCAAACAGATGTCGCGCGAGGGCAAACCGCGCGTGTACGATAAAGGGTTTTCACCCGCTGTTACGGCGAGAGACTACAAAGATCCACTTCGAGTTTTGGAGGAGTGATGCGGAATAGATCAAAAATTCAACATTTTGTACGTTGATCCGCCTTGGACGTTCAAGACATACTCAAATAAAGGGAAAGAAAAATCTCCGGAGCATCATTATAAATGTATGACGCTTGATGACATTTACAATCTGCCGATTGCAGACATTGCCGCTGATGATTGTGTATTGTTTCTTTGGGTTACGTTCCCACTTTTGCGCGAAGGACTCGAAGCAATACGCAGATGGGGTTTTGAGTACAAGACTTGCGCTTTCAACTGGGTTAAGCGCAACAAAAAGTCTGATAGCTGGTTCTGGGGACTTGGATACTGGACGCGATCAAACAGTGAGCTTTGTCTTTTAGCAACCAAGGGAAGCCCCCCCCGTCAAAGCAAATCGGTACATCAGATTTGCGATGCGCGTGTTATGCGTCACAGTCAAAAGCCTGCGGAAATCCGCGATCGTATTGTTGCATTGTGCGGCGATTTGCCACGAGCCGAATTATTTGCACGCGAGCAAGCAGATGGGTGGGTTAGTTTCGGCGACGAGATTGACGGAAAAGACATTCGTGATGCAATAGGAGAATATGCGCATGAATAATGAAGCAGTAAGGATCAAGCAGGCCACCAAGCAAGGCTTTATCGAGTGTGCTGTGGGGGGGGCTGTGGATCTGTCCTACCCGAACAGTAAGACGCGGCGCGGCAGAGTCCAGGAGGGCGGAACGATCTGCCCGACGATCACCGCGCAGCAAACAGGAATATGCGTAATTGAAAGGAGTGACACGACTTGAGCATTTCCCTCAAAAACCGGCGCGAAGCGTTCGACGCGATCAAGCCGGAGCGTGAAAACAGAAAGTCCAAGATCCTCTCCGTGATGAAATGCGGCAATCCGGACGGCATGACAGCCGAGGAGATCACCGATGTCCTCTGCAAGAACGGCACGATCCCGTCCACCGATCGCAACTACGTCAAGCCCCGCCTTACGGAGATGCGCGATGACGGCATCGTCAAGGAGGTCGGCAAGCGCCGCAGCCCGACGACCGAGCGCAATACGACCGTCTGGAAAGTGGTCAAAACATGATCCAGCCGTACATCTGTTTGGAGTGCGGCGAGCTGTTCGATGAGCCGCAAACCGTTGTGGAGCGCCACGGCTTCAAGTCGCCTCCGTACGAAACGACTACATGCTGCCCGCACTGCGGCGGCGCTTACACGCGAACGATCGTATGCGACGGCTGCGGCGAAGCTGTCACTGGCGACTACGTTCTCATTGAGAGTGAGAAAAAATGCTACTGCGACGCCTGCTTTGTGCTGCGGTCGCTTGACGATTAGAAAAGCGCGACACTAATTTATTTCAAGGAGGATTGTATGGCAACTGAGAAAAAGGAAATCGCCATCGAGGAAATGAGCATCTACCAGAAGCTCGCCGGCATCCGCAAGATGGTCGAGGTCATCCGCAAGAACAAGAGCGGATACAACTACAAATACGTCTCCGAGGACGAGATCCTTGCCAAGGTGACGGCCGGCATGGACAAGTACCACGTTCTGCTCTATCCCGGCATCGTCCCGCAGACGATGGACGTCACGCCGTATTCCTACACGAAGGTCAAGGGCGTCAAGGGCGGCGGCAGCGTCGAGGAACAGGTCAACGAGGTGCTTGTCAACGCGGACATGACCTTTACATGGGTGAACCTCGACAACCACACCGACACGCTCGAAGTGCCGTGGACGCTGGTTGGTCAGCAGAGCGACGCATCGCAGGCGGTCGGCTCCGGTCTGAGCTATCTTAACCGCTACTTCCTGCTCAAGTTCTTCCAGATCGCGACGCCCGATGACGATCCCGACAACTGGCGCTCGAAGAAGATGGAGGCGGCGCAACAGGAGGAAAAGAAGCTCGTTGAAGGCATGATCGAGGAGATCGGCGGCGTGGTTTCCGAATACTTCCAGACCATCACGGATGAAGAAAAGCTGAAAAGGGCGCGCGGCGACCTTGCCGACGTGATCCGAAAGTACGTCAAGGACGCCAAGGGCAAGCCCAGCGGCGACTACCGCAATCTGAAGGACATGAAGACGGCGACCGAAGTTTTCGAGGCCGTTAAGAAATTTATCGGAGGTAACGAAGAATGAACAAAATCGAAATTTCCGGACGTTTGACCCGCGATCCTGAGCTGCGCCATACGCAAAGCGGCAAGGCGGTGTGCAACATCAACGTCGCCGTCAAGCGCCCCTTCACCAAGGACGAGACGGACTTCATCGACGTTGTGCTCTGGGAGCAGCGCGCGGAGTTCGTGTCGAAGTATTTTTCCAAAGGCAGCTTCATCATCATCACCGGCTCACTCCAGAGCCGCGACTACGAGGACAAGGAAGGCAACAAGCGCCGCGCGTGGGAGATCAAGGCGGATGACGCCGAGTTCGGCGGCGGAAAGAACGACGGCGATGGCAGCGGAAGTAGCTATGATGATGCCGATGAGGAAGAGCAGAAGCCCAAGACTAAGAAGTCCGGCAAAACCTCCTCGAAGAAGAAAGAAGCGCCCGCCGAAAGCGACGGCGACGGCGAGGACGAAGATCTGCCGTTCTAAGGAGGCGCTATGCGTTACGACCTTTTGATCGCGCCGATGGAGTGGAGCTATTCACGCATCTCTCTGTTTGAGGATTGCCCCTACTGTTGGCTGCAAAAGTACATCTACAACGTCGAAACGCAATCCAAGTTCTTCGCACAGTACGGGAAGTACATGCACGACATCCTGCGCATGTACTTCACCGGCGATCTGAAAAAAGGCGATCTTGCGGCGTATTACCTCATGCACTTTTCTTCTGAGGTGTCGGCGGTTCCGCCGAGCCAAAAGATCTACGACTCGTACTTCGAGCAGGGACGGCAGTACCTCAAAACGCTGCCGCTCCCTCCCGCTCGGAAGATCCTCAAGGTTGAGGACGAGATGCACTTTCAGTTCGCCGGTCATCCGTTCGTCGGATTTCTCGATCTTCTCTCAGAGGACAGAACGGGAACGAAATACCTGACCGACCACAAATCCCGCGCGCTCAAGCCGCGCAGCAATCGCGCCAAGCAGACCGTATCGGATGTGGAGCTGGATCAATACCTGCGCCAGCTCTACATTTACGCGGAAGCCGTACACCAGATACACGGGTTTTACCCGGACTATTTGGAGTTCAACTGCTTCCGAAACGGCGTTTGGATTTGCGAACCGTTCAAAGAAAAGAGACTGCACGAAGTAGAGGAGTGGGCGGCGCAGCAGATCGAGACCATCACAAAAACGGACGATTGGCTTCCGATGTTGGATTTCTGGTACTGCAAGCACCTGTGCGACACGAGCGGAGCGTGCGAGTATGAAGAGCTTCTTTAGGGCTAAAAGGAGGTGGTCGCCTTGCAGATTGACAGAGAAGCGATCATGCAGGCGAAAGAAAAACTCGGCGACGAAAACGCCCGCGTGATCGTGGAGGAGCTTGACATCCAGGACTATGACGAGCGCGACATGAAATGCTGCTGCCCGTTTCACGCGGAGAATCATCCGTCGTTCATCTACAACAAAAAGGGCTACAACTTCCGCTGCTTCGGCGCGTGCCAGCGCAGCTATGACATTCTCGACGTGCTGATGTATAAGGGCGCGACCTACGCCGAGGCGTGCCGCAAGCTCTTTGACCTTGCCGGTATGCCGTATTCCTTCGGAGAGCTTGGTGTCAAGACGCGCCGACAATATCGCTATCCCAAGGAGGTCGTCTGCGAGGACAAATCCAAGGTTTATGAATACTTCAAAAAGCGCAAGATCAGCCCGAAAACCATCGACTACTGTGACGTCAGGCAGGATGACAAGGGTAACGTCGTGTGGAATTACTACGACACCAACGACGTTCTCACGATGGTCAAATACAGGCCGGCAAGAAAAGTCGAGCACGGCGAAAACAAGTGCTGGTGTCAAAAGGACGCCGACACAACGCCGCTGCTGTGGAACATGAACCGCATCAACACGACCGCGCCGCTCCTCATCTGCGAGGGCGAGCCGGATTGTCTCTCGGCGATCGAAGCCGGATTTACGAACGCCGTGTCCGTTCCGCTCGGCAGTGGAAACTTCCACTGGATCGAGGAAAACTGGGACTGGCTTGAGCAATTCGACTCCATCATCATCTGCTCCGACAACGATGAAGCGGGTTTGAAGATGCAGAAGGAGTGCATCTACAGACTCGGAAGCTGGCGCACGAAGGTCGTCGAGGTTCCGCAGTGGTACGTTAAGTCGAACGGAGAGAAAATCCCCGTCAACGACCTCAACGAGGTGCTTTTCCGCTTCGGCAAGGAAAAGGTGCTGGAAATCATCTTGGATGCGAAGGACTCCCCCGTTCCAGGCGTTGTGGACTTCGCGGACATCGAAGACCTCGACCTCGACGCGATGGATGGCATCAAAACGGGACTTCCGGAGCTTGACCGTTACCTCATGCGGTTTTTCTACGGCACGCTGAATATCGTGACCGGCATCAACGGCAGCGGCAAATCGTCTCTTCTCAATCAGGTGATTTGCCAATGTCTCGACCGTGGCGAAAACGCTTATCTGTTTTCCGGTGAGCTGCCGAATTTTCAGGCAAAGAACTGGATCAACTACATTTTTGCAGGTCAGCGCAACGTCGAGGAGAAAAATTACGACGGCTCGCCGTACTACAAGATCAAGCCGGAGGCGAAGCGAGCTATCAGCGAATACTATCGCGGCCGTCTTTTTATCCGTAAAGACGGTGAATCCAATAAGAAGACCGACATCTTGCAGTCGATGGAGGACTCCGTTCGGAAGTATGGCTGCAAGCTCCTGATCCTCGACAACCTGACCGCCATGAACCTTGAGTGCAATGACGACAACAAGTACGACAAGCAGGCGGAGTTTGTGATGGATCTTATCGCGTTCGCCGTGAAATTCAACGTCGCGCTGATCCTCGTCGTGCATCCGCACAAAATCGAGGCAATGCGACGCCTGAGCAAAATGGATGTGCAGGGCATTTCCGCGATCATCGACCTCGCGCACCGCATCATTTCGCTCTATCGCGTGCAGGAACGCGACCATCAGGGCGAGCCGAAGCTGAACGGAAGCGGCTGGCGCGTCAAGCCGATCAAGGGCGACGTCATCATCGACATCCTCAAAGACCGTCTGAACGGTTACGAGGGACGCAGCCTTGAAGTGTTCTACGACCGACCTTCCAAACGCTTCTTCACGACGGAAGAGGAGCTGGACTATCAGTACGGTTGGGATAAGACGAAGTACACGACGCCGCTGCCGTTCCCGCCGCAGCAGCTCATGGAGACGGACGATGAGGATGAGGTATTTGGCGAAGCCATGTAATGATTTTAATTTAGTTCCAAAAAAGAGCGCCGCGCAGCGCGCGGGCATGTCTCTTGAGGAATCGGGAAAGAGGTAATTATGAGCGAGAATTACGCAACTTTGCACTTGCACTCCGAGCTTTCCCTGCTCGACAGTGCAACGAAGTTTCAGGACTACATCAACCGCGCGGTTGAGCTTGGACAAAAGGCAATCGCCTTTACCGAGCACGGCAACTGCTACCAGTGGGTTGCCAAGAAGCTCGCCTGCGACGCCGCCGGCATCAAGTACATTCATGGCGTCGAGTGCTATTTGACCGAAAAGCTCTTATGGGAAGATCCGCGCACCGGCGAAACATCCCGCGTGCGCGACAACTTCCATACGATCCTCCTTGCGAAGAACATGGACGGTCTGCGTGAGATCAACGAGCTTGTCAGTCGGTCGAGCACGGAAGATCACTTCTACTACAAGCCGCGCATCACGTTTGACGAATTTCTCGGTATATCCAACAACGTAATCAAAATGAGCGCGTGCCTTGCTTCGCCTCTCAACAGGCTTCCCATCACGCACCCGCTTTATGAGCGGTTGGTAAAACACTACGACTATCTCGAAATCCAACCGCACAACCATCCCGACCAAATCGCGTTCAACCGCCACCTTGCGGAGATGTCGCAGAAATACGGCATCCCGCTGGTGGCAACCACCGATACACACAGCCTTGACAAGTACAAGGCGGAGTGCCGCACGATGATGCAGCTCGCCAAGCACATCGAGTTTGCGGATGAGGACACGTTTGACCTTACCTACAAGAGCTACGACGAGCTGTGCGAGATGTTCCGCGCGCAGGATGCCATACCGGAAAAGCTCTGGGCTGATGCGATTGAGAACACAAACGTCATCGCGGACTCCGTGGATGCGTTCGACCTCGACAAGAGCTTCAAGTACCCGATTTTGTACGGCGAACGCGATCGCGGCGTCTTGATGGAGCGCATCGAGCAAGGCTTGCAGGCGAAGCTCGCCTCCGGCGCTGTAACGCATGAGCAGGAAGCGCCTTTCTGCGCGGCGATTCAGGACGAAATGCACGTCTTCGACAAGATCGAGATGTCCGGTTTCATGCTCTTTATGAGCGAGCTTGCGACGTGGTGCAAGACGCACGACATTCCGCTCGGCTTCAATCGTGGTTCGTGCGGCGGTTCCCGCGTGGCGTTCCTGACCGATACGACCGACCTTAATCCCGAAACGTGGAAAACGGTCTTTAGCCGCTTCGCGAACGAAGACCGCAAGGAGATCGGCGACATCGACATCGACGTCTCTCCGTCCGACCGCGACAAGGTGTATGAGTACATCATCAACCGCTTCGGTCAGGAGAAGACGGCGTACATCCTCGCCATCGGCACGATCAAGTCCAAGGGCGCGATCGACGAGATTTGTCGCGGCCTCGGCGTTCGGTGGGATAAGGAGCACCTGCATGATCTTCGTAAGCTAAAGCAGCAAATTGCAGATTTGAAAACTGCAAACAGCGATGAAGCCAAGTCGCTGCAAAAGGAATACGAACACCTCAAAAAAGAGAATGATGCAATCTACGCGAAAAACCCGTGGATCGGTAAGATCTCCACGCAGATCAAGGATGAGTTCGAGGTCAGCGAAGAGAAAACGCGCGAAAAGTATCCTGAAGTCTTCTACTACTACGACGGGCTGTTGGACGTCGCGATCTCACAATCTATGCACCCAGCCGGCATCGTCGCAAGCCCAATCACGCTGCGAGACAACTACGGTACGTTCCTCTCGGACGGCAAGGAGATCCTGCAAATCGACATGGATTGCGTCCACGACGCGGGGCTTGTCAAATACGACATCCTCGGACTCAAAAACGTCGAGATTATCAAGGACGCCTACAAGCTCATCGGGACGCCGTACCCGAAATCGCATGAAATCAACTGGAACGATGAGGCTGTCTGGAAGGATATGCTCCGCTCCCCCGTTGGGATCTTCCAGTTTGAGGGAGACTTCGCGTTCTCCATGCTCAAGCAGTACGAGCCGCACTCGATCTTCGATATGAGCCTCATCACGGCGGCGCTGCGTCCGTCCGGCGCGTCGTACCGCGACGACCTGATGAAGCACAAGCCGCACAAGAATCCGTCAGCGATCATCGACGAGCTACTTGCCGACAACTATGGCTATCTTGTCTATCAGGAGGACGTCATCAAATTCCTACAGCAAATCTGTGGTTATTCCGGCAGCGCGGCGGACAATACGCGGCGCATGATAGCGAGGAAGAAACCGGAGGAGTTGGCAAAGGCGCTTCCTGATATTTTAGACGGTTACTGTAAAATGTCGCCGCAGCCGCGCGAGGTCGCGGAACAGGAGGCCAAGGAGTTTGTGCAGATCATCTCCGATGCGTCGAGCTACATGTTCGGCTACAATCATTCGATCGGCTACTGCATGATCGGTTATCTCTGTGCTTATCTCCGCTACTACCACCCTTACGAGTTCATCACGGCGTACCTCAATAACGCCAACGGCGAAGAGGACGTCAAAAGCGGCAACGAGCTTGCAGTCGCGTACGGCATCAAAATCGTCCCGCCGCGCTTCGGCAGGTCGAAAGACCGCTACCTGTTCGATAAGGATGAGCAATTCATCTCAAAAGGCATCGCGTCGGTCAAATACCTCAACGCCGAGGTCGCGAATCAGCTCTATGAGTTGTCACACGTCAAGAAGCCTGACTCGTTTATGGAGCTGCTGCGCGTTCTCGACACGGAAACGCGGTTGGATACGCGCCAGCGCGACATTCTCATCCGTCTGGACTACTTCTCTGAGTACGGCAACGCCCGTGAGCTTCTTCGCATGGTCGAACTGTTTGCCTACTTCAAAAACGGAACGGCAAAGAAAATCGCAAAGGAAAAGCTCAACGAAGAGCTTGAGGAGATCGTATCTCGGCACGCAACCGACGCCGCAAAAAACGGAACGGTCGCGAAAAGCTACACTATTACGGACATGGATGGCTTGCTTGTCGAGCTGGAAGAAACCGTGCGCGGCTTCCATCTGGAGGATTTTGACTTCAAAAGCAAAATGCAAGATCAGTTGGAAAACCTCGGATACGTTGACTTGACCAGCGGCGACGAAAAAGACCGCCGCAAGCTCATCATCATGGACGTCTACCCGCTCAAGAGCAAGAAGGACGGAGCTGTCTGGGGCTATGCGCTTCAAACGCGCTCCATTGGCAGCGGTAAGACCGCGCGCCTGACGCTGCGTGCGTCCAACTACAAAAAACAGCCGATTCGGAAATTCGACGTTATTTTTGCAAAGTCCATTTCAAAGAACCAGGCCGGCTTCTGGTATCTCAACGGCTACAACGTCGTCATTTAAGGAGGAACTATGAAAACCAAGCACATCACAAACATAACCGACTGCTTACTTTGGTTCATCATCATCGTGTCGCTCGTATTCGCCATCGTTTTCGCCGGCGTCAATTCTCGCCTGCGCCGCGAGGTGGATGAGCTGGAAGAGGCGATGCAGCAGCTCAACGCCAACGCCGAAGAGATGAAAAAAACGTGTGACGAGCTGCACGCGCTCAACGCCGACCTTACGCTCCAGCTCTACGAGCTGCAATCCGAGGCCGACATCGAAACCGTCGCGGAGGAAGCGTTCGCCGAAGAGGTCTATCCCGCTATCGACGAGTGGGGCTACGATTTCGATTACGTTGTCCGCGTCGTCGGCGCGGAGGCGCGCGGCGAGCCGTTCGAGGGCATTATGGCGGTTGCGCAGTGCATCCGAACAACGGCGGAACGCACCGGTCAGACGCCGGAGCAGGTCGTCAAGGTTCCTGGACAATACGCTTCGCCCGTATCCAAGAGCTGCACGGACAATATGGAGACCGTCAACGAAGCGTGCCTGCTCGTTTTCGGACAAGGGCAAAACGTGGTGGACGACACGATCGAGTTTTTCTGTTCGACATATACTAATTCTGCGTTCCACAACAGTCTGCGCTATGTCTGTACCATCGGCGGTCATAATTTTTATTCTTCTCATTAGTACGACAATAATTTGTAGGAGGTTTCTATATGGCAAGAATTGACAATGTTGAGGTTTTCGGTCTCGCAAGCAGTATCTTCCGCAGCGGATACCCGATGATGGATCACGCGCCGACGCGCGATGAGTTCAAGGCGGCGGTCGAAGAGATCGAGACCGCGATCATGACCGGCGATTTCAACAATCCGCACATCAAGCGTGCCGTCAAGCTCGCGCAGGCGAAAGGTGGCGGTCACGACCAGTTCCTCACCGGCATCGTCGTCAACTTCGACCTCACGCTTACCAACAAGGCGTGGGTGGAGGCGGAGCGCTACAAGTTCCTCAACTTCATCTCGTCCATGAGCACGATGCACCGCGCGTCCGTGCTCCCCATCAAGGATCAGTGTAACGCGCACGTTCTTCCCGCGATCTCCGACCTCGTGGAGGATTTGCAGACTGCCTACAACGCGATCGACGGCGAGAAGTATCCCGAACAGAAGCGACAGGCGTATCTCGACCTGCTCTACAACATCCCGTCCGGCTTCGAGCTGACGGCCGGCATGACGACAAACTATCGCTGCTGCAAGAATATGTACGCGCAGCGCAAGGATCATCGGCTTCCCGACTGGCGCGAGGGCGTTTGTCCGTGGATCGAGACGCTGCCGATGGCGACCTATCTCATCACGGGGGAGGACAAGGTATGAAAATCGTTTGCATTTCCGCCAAGGCGCAGCACGGCAAGGACACGACGGCGGGCTTTCTGAAGGAGATCCTGGAAGCGCAGGGCAAGCGCGTGCTCATCGCGCACTTTGGCGACGCGGTGAAGTTCGTCGCCGAGAAGTATTTCGGCTGGGATGGCAAAAAGGATGAGCGCGGCAGAACGCTCCTTCAGTATGTCGGGACGGACAAGGTGCGCGCGCAGTCGCCGGACTACTGGGTGGATTTCGTCGTCTCCATGCTCACGTTCTTCAACGGCGAGTGGGACTACGTTCTGATCCCCGACTGCCGTTTTCCGAACGAGTACGAAATTTTCCTGCACTGCGGCTTCGATGCCACGCTCATTCGCGTGGAGCGTCCCGGCTTTGATAACGGCTTGACGGAAGCTCAGAAAGCGCATCCGTCCGAGACGGCGCTCGATGGCTACCCGTACGATGCGGTCATCACGAACGGCGGCACGCTCGAACAGCTCAAGCACGCCATCGAGTACGCGGTTTACGCGGAGGGCATCGTATGAAAAAGCTCACGATCTTGACCGACCTCGATGATGTTCTGTGGGACTTTTGCGGCCTGTGGATCGCGGAGCTGAACCGTCGCTATGGAACAAACGTCATGCCGCATGACGTCACCGATTGGGAAATTGCCAGATTCTTCCCCGATCTTACGTCCGATCAGCTCTTTGCTCCTCTGCACGACGATGGTATCTGGCAGCGGATTCTTCCGATTGCAAACTCGGCAACGTACATTCAGCGTCTCATGCTGGACGGTCATAAAGTCCGTGTCGTTACGGCGACGCATCCGACGACGGTTCCGGCGAAAATCAAACGGTTTTTGGAGCTGTTTCCGGTGTTCAGATGGGAGGACATCATCATCGCGAGCGACAAAAGCATCGTGCGCGGCGATGTGATGATCGACGACGGGACGCACAACCTTGAAGCCGCAGCCAACAGCGTCAAGCATCTGTTCCTCTTTCATCGGCCGCACAACCAGTTTTACGATGCCAAAGCGCACGGTATGAAGCGCGTCAAAACGTGGTCGGAGCTGTATCGGAACATTTCCGAGATTGCGGAGGCGTGCGAATGATACGGGTGGCAATCAACGACAATGGCTATATCCCGCAGTTGGAAGCCGCAGGAGATCCGCTTCACATCGCGGCGGAGCTTGCCGCCGTAGCCTGTGAGATCTATGCGATACTCAGCCAGTCAGACGCGAACACGGCCGACACGTTCAAAACGGCGCTGCAAGCGCTTCTCAAAGATAGCGGCGCTGCTTGGAATGTCAACAATTCGAGGAATACCGGCAGAGGCGGCTGCGTGATCGCCCGCGCCATGCCGGATTCTGGAACAGAAAACGAGGAGGACAGATAAATGGTAAAGCTGTATTCGACGAATTGCCCGAAATGCAAGGTGCTCGAAGCGAAGATGAACGAAGCCGGCATCCAGCATGAGGTCTGCACGAACGTTGACGAGATGATCGCGCGCGGCATGACGTCCGCACCAATGCTTGAGGTTGACGGGGAGCTGCTCAACTTCTCTGCGGCGAACGACTGGATCAATGGCGGCGGAACTTCTTCCGAACCGACTACTGCGCCGCGCTGCGACTCGTGCAATATCTGACAGGAGGGCAAGGAATCCATGAACATTGAGCTGAAACTTTCCAAGGACTTCGAGCGTTGCCTTGAAGACCTCAAAAAGAAGTACGGAGAAGACTTCGAGTACATCAACGGCATCCATCCCAGTCAGCTCGACTTCTCCGAGTTTATCGAAAACTTTGTTGACAAGGATACGCTTGCCGACGCGAGCATTGATCCGAACGCCAACGCCAACCATAAGGACATCCGCAGCTTTATGACCGAGAAGGGCAAGAGCGAAGATAAGCTCTTCGGTCTCAACAAAATTTTCTACGAGATCAAGAAGAAGTGGGGGCTTCGTACGGCGAAAGAGTGGTTGGAGCAGGAATTTTCCAAGGGTTTCTATCTCAACGACTCCGCGACGGCAAGCTACTTCCCCTACTGCTGGGCGAACGATTTTACGCGGCTCGCCACGGAAGGGCTGTTCTTTCTCAACGGAAACTTCGAGGACGCGGACGGCAATATCCGCTTCGTCCAGAAGCGATACAACAACCAAGCGCCGAAGCATCTGACGACCTACTTTGACGATGTGGTCGAGTTCGTGTCCTTCCTTTCCAACCGGCAGAGCGGCGCGGTCGGTATGCCGAACATCCTGATCTGGGCGTGGTACTTCTGGAAACGCGACGTCGAGGACGGATACTACATGAAAGATCCCGACTATTACCTGCGTCAGCAGTTCCAGAAGCTCATCTACCGCCTCAACCAGCCGTTTCTCCGCGTGGATCAAAGCAGCTTTACCAACATTTCGATCTTCGACCACCCGTACATGGAATCCCTCTTCGGCGGCGTCCAGTTCCCGGACGGCACGTTCGCCATCGACCATATCGACGATCTGGTGGAGTGCCAGAAGGTGTTTATGGATGTGGTCAGCGAGATCCGTGCCGTCAACATGTTCACCTACCCCGTGCTTTCGTATTCGCTCCTCAAGAAGCCGCTGACGCCCGAAAAGGTAAGCGAGATGATTCAGACGCGCGAGTGGGACGTTTTCGTTGACGCGACCTTCGCCCGCTGGTGCTCCGACCATAATATCGACTGGTCTGACAGCAACTTCTTCTGCAGCGATAACGTAGGCGTGCTCTCCAACTGCTGCCGCCTCCTCA